ACTACACTTTCGCCGCCTAAGTCTGTACCTAATCCGCTTGGGTAGAATACACCCAAATATTCACTTGAACTTACTAGACCGTTCATACCATTGTCTGATGCAAGATTTTGATTGCTTGCCCATGCTTCAATTTGTGTTGAAGCTGAATTTAATGTAAGTGGACTATCACCAATAATAAATGCAGTTTGTTTACGATCGTTATTTAAAGTAATCATGTTAGTGATTAGCTCTGGATAACCAGGAGCACAAATTAAGTTAAACTGTACTTGTTCTTCACGTAATGCAACGCTTGATTCAATTGCTGATTTCATAGCTTCAACAATAACATTGCGAACTGCTTTATGTCCGAAGTAAGGAACTAAGTTTTGATCAACTCCGCTATTGCTTACCCATGCACCAATTTCTGTCGGAGGGTTAGTCTCATCAGCAAAATATGTACTTTCAAAACGTTTAACACCGTAACCGCTACGACGTGTATTAAACAAAATTGTACCACGTGAGTACAGTTGAAACTCTGGTGCATCTGGATCTAAATAATTACTTGATGCTAAATCAACAATACTTGGAATAGCGTCAACAATTGGATCTGTACTATCATTAGTACTCCAACGTGCATCAGCAAACAATACACCATCGGCACTAACTTGATCGGTATTATCTAACAATTCCCACACCGCGCCAGTGTAACGATAAATTACTGGGTAATTTTCTAAATCACCCGTATCAATCCACAAGTCGCCTGGCACCAATTGAGCTCCGGCTACCTGGGTAGTTGGTTGTGATGCTGCTAATATCGGACCTGATGGATCGGTTGCGCTTAAATCATATCCACGTGCATCATTAACTACGTTTTTGTAACCTTTCCATCCATTACCGCCATCGTGAATCATAATATCAACTTCAACCGCTGAATTATAATACCATAATGTGCCATCAGCTGGGTTGCTAAAAGGCGCAGTAGTTGAATATGTATATGTTAATGGAGTAAACGGGCTGGCTAAGTAAACTGTGCCCGCTGTTATTACCTGCATATTACTATCGTTAATTAAACCTGCATCAGCTAACGGAGTACCTGATGTTTGTGTAAATTTAATAGTACCACCAGCAAGATGACTAATACTAATTGCACCAGCCGATGTAACTGATGCAACAATGTTTGGTAAGTTTGCAGCTAATATATCACCAACTAAACTTGCAGCTGTTGTACTGCTTAAATTAATAGTTGCAGATTGTGTAACAGTTGTTCCCGGTACACTAACTTCCATAATAAATGCATCATTCGCATCAAATACAATTGGACTTGTTGGTGTTGTACCTGTTATGTTTACTAAACCAGATACGTTTTTAACGTATAGTTTTGCAGTTACTAATTCAGCTGTAGTAGGAGTATTATCATATTGTACATATACTGTACCTACACCGAGTTGGCTACCGCCGCCTACTAAATCCAATCCCTGTATTGCCGCGGTATCGCTAGAATATAATGGTGCTGCTTGTACTACCCATGAATCTAATAGTGCGCTGTATTGTTTAATACCCCAGTTTGCTCCGTTACCTGTAGCTGATGTTTTAAGCCACACAGAACCAACTGGACGAGGAGTTTGATCACTTGTTCTCCAAGCTGGTGTATTTCGATATGTGTCAAATGCTACTGTTGGACCATTAAATGCAACTAAGTTAGCACTAGTAGATGAAAGTAATCCAAGTTTCACCGCGCAGTCTACTCCACCAATGGTTGATGTGCCACCTTTTTCAACTCGTAGTGTACCTGATGGTATTGATAGATTGCCGGTTTCTGCAGCCAAACTATTAATACGCAATTCAAGTTGGCCAGCAACGTTAACTGTTGCTGTAACATTTTTTCCGCTTAATGCAGTATTAATATCTGTCGCTGCAGACGATACTGTAGTGCCACTTAATGTAACATTAACATTGTTAATGCGCATTTTGTCACCAACTGTTAATGTAGCTCCGGTTGGAGTACCTACTAATGTCGGTACTGCAAGTTGCCATTCATCTGAGCCAACTAATGCCCAGGTGTTATCCCAACGTTTAAAGTAAATTGGGTTTGATGAGCTTACTGTGTTAACAGCATACGAACCGATTGCACCAACTGATGCTAAAGGTACTCCGCTAGTTAATTGTGCAGTGTCAGTGATTACTGTTGGTGTTTGTAATACAAATCCAAGTTCAGTCCATTCTGTAATACCCCAATTGGTACCACCTGTACTCACATCTAACCAATATGTACCGTCTGCTGCAGAACCCGTTGGGCGAATACTTGTACCAGCCAACTCAGATAAGTTAACATCAGCACGTTGAACGTATACTTGATTAGACACACCTAATGCACTGTATGCTGCAAGTAAACCATATTCATTTAATTCATGTGCATGAATAGGATTATCGCTAGAATCAACTTGAAAATTAACGCTACCAAAGCCAGTAACTAATTCACGTTGACTAGTAATTTTAATTAGTTTACCAGCATTTGCTTTAGTTGTATAAGTAGCAGTTGTGCCGGCTGGATTTAGTTTGTCTTGGTCTGTAGCCAATAATACATAAGCAACTGTACCAGTTGCGGTTGGTTGGTATTGGCTTTCGTCTATAACGGTAACCGATACACCTGGGGAAATTAATGATGCCATTTTTAGTATCCTTATATTATAATACTTTAAAATATTTATCAGTATTATCAAAATATAGTCTATTAAGGTGCCTTTGGCAAAGGTTTGCTATAAATACTGTATGGAATTTCGTCCTTTATGTCAGAGTTGTACTAGAAACCCCGCAGCAATTAACTATAAGCGTGGTGGTGTAACTCATTTTCGAACAAGGTGTAGCGGCTGTATTAGAAAGAATAGAAAATTAGCACCACAAAAACCGACTTGGATGCTTGCTGGGTATAAGAAAAAGCCGCATTGTGAAAAATGCGGCTTTAAGGCAAAGTATAAAGAACAACTCAGCGTGTATTATGTCGATGGCAATTTAAAAAATAATGCACCAATTAATTTAAGAACTATTTGCGCAAACTGTCAAATCACTATTGTTAAAGAAGGATTAGGCTGGACTCAGGGCGATCTCGTTCCTGATTTCTGATATAATTAACGACTCAGTATTAGCATACAGTTCTTCAATACTACCATCGTTAGTCACAGTAACATCAAACTTAGTACCAATCCACGCATACTCGCTTGGGTGAATGCCTAGATTATCTAGTTCGCTTTTACCTAGTGCCCATCCAATCTTCTTCATACCAGCATTTACAGTTTTAGCGGCATTATACCACTCAGGTTCGTTGCCGCGTTTAACACGTACTGTCTTACCGCCTAAGTTCTTAACCATTTTAAGTTCGTTTGGAAAGCGGCAATCTGAAATTACAATGTCTTCATTTGTTTTACGGAGTTTGTTTTCAAGACTTGCTATCCATATATCAGTGTGGAACCCTTGACGACATACTTCAGTGCCCCAGTTTTGTAATACCCAACGTGGAGTTAGATTCGGCATCTTTAAGCGTTTGGCCCACCACGGATCTACTCGTTCGCGCCAAGCTCTGCCTTCTGCACTGCGTCCTTCTAATAGTTCACGGTCCCAACCAAATACTGTTGCAACTGCATCTTTGAGTGTGCCAGCAAAGCTCTCACGTTTAAAGCCGTGCTCTGCTACTAGGTAATCTGCGATTGTGTCTTTGCCTGAACCGATGAAGCCTGTCACTGATATAATCATACTATTCCTTTCTGTATATAGTATATTATACTTTTTTTATTGCCAGGTGTCAATTATTGATTTAACCAGTTATCCAAGTTAAAGGGGTGCCGCCGTCGGCATAAGTTGATATTTCAGCATCAAGTTTATCTAGCAATGCCTGTCCTTCTGCTTTAAGTGCGGCACCATTTAAACTGCCACCGCCTTGTGGACCAGCAATAGTAGCAAATTTCTCACGTGCTTGACCTATACTCATCATCACCAATGCATAAGCATAGTCTTGTATCCACGGATATACCTGCGGATCGTTTAACAACATATTATCAGGTTTAACATTGTATACCCATAACGCAACACTTTCTACCGCAGTAGAGTTTGGTCCTTGCCAAGGTTGTTTGCGCAATACTGTTAATTTTTTAGTTGCTTTGTTGAACGTAAAGTTCATGTAGCCACCAAACATAGTCATTGCTAGCTCTTGGTATTGTGTAAACAATTCGTAGTTAGCAAGTCCACCTACTCGTCCTGCCACTAACATATAAGTGTTTAAATATCCACTTGCAAATGGTTCAAATTGACTAGCTGTAGTACCTGTTACACTACCGATACCACGACGAAATATTTTTCTAACGTCCATAATCTCACGTGGTAATATGTATTCTTGTGTTTCTGGTTGTAAATCTAAGAACGCATAGCTTTCTTCTACTGCGTTTGAACTGCGTTGACGATAACGTATAAAGGCCTGCTTAATACCCATGTCGTAATGTTCTTTATCTGCTTCGACATCAACAATTTGATCACCTAATCGTAGACGAATGTAATCAATGATATCGTTGCGTTGTTGATTCTCTGGTATCAGCGGAGTTGCATCATAAGCAATATGCCCAGCACCTGTACCGGTAACTGGATTGTATAAACTGTCTGTAGTTAGACTGAGATTTGCGGTTAAATTACCTGTTGCTGTTGCCATGTGAAATCATCCTGTTTCGTATATTTAGCACTAACAGGATGACTTTTAATGTTTATGCTACTTTGAGTAAAATAGTATCAAGGTTGATACGTCCATTTAGTTTAATATCAGTTGCTTTGATATTGTCTAAGAACTTACGCAATTCAATCTTGCCCGCGGCTAAGAATTCTTTTAGCTGCACCTCTGGCTTACGTAAAGTTTTTTGTACGCTTGTAGACTCGTTAAAACCTGTTATAGCAGTACCTTTAACACCAAGTGCACCACCCATATCTTCTGCTATGTATTTGCCTAGTTTACGTGTCTTAATATTGTAGACCCAAAGCTCGGTGGCGCCTATGATGTCAACTGGGTTGATTGATACTAGTTTATTAGTAGTATCGTTTTTAGCATACTTGAGTTTAGCAATAAGTTTTTCTTTTTGCGGAGGCTTACGCACTGCCGCTTTCTTAGTTGCTTTCTTAACCTGTCCATACTGTGCAATGCCGTCAAACAACTTAGTATAGAAAGCATCATAACGTTTCCAGTCTGCCGCTTTCATATAGCTGTATGCTTCTTTTAAGTCTTCGTCGCTTGTTGACTTAGCTTCTGTAATTTCAGCATAACGACGTTCAAACACAGCCTGTATTTTACCTAGCATTGCCTGTGGTACGCCTTTACCACTTAGGTATTCGTATGCTTTAGGTTCTACAGTCTTACCTTCGTACAAACTATCTTCAAGTTCTTCGAAGTGCAAGATATGAGTTTTCATAATCTCATTCATACGGTCCTGAATAGTAGGCACCTTAACTGCTGGTTTGGTTTTATCTGTTATTTCTTCAAGTACCTTAACATCGTTATCATCCAATGCTAATGCTTTAGTTACGGCACCAATAATGTACTTGATTTCACGTTCACGCAATGGCATACCCTTACTGTGTGCTTTAATCAGCGCAGGCGCAGTTAACGGAGTGTAACCGTCTGTGCTTTTAGCAAAACGTGTAATAGTTACAGCATCTAGTTTATGAGCAACGCCTGCTGTCTGTTTTAACCACTCGACCAAATACTTTTTAAGCTCTTTGCTAGAATAGAAATAGTTGTAATAGCGCAAGCTCTTGCGCATCTCGTGATCAAACACTTCATCTGTAAACTTTAACGCACGTTCGGTATCCCAAACTGGCTCACTAC